CTTGGTTTGTATCAGTCGGAAGTAAGTACGGCGGTCTATATGAGTTCGAGTTTGAAGACGACGATGTATGACATCAATCAACTATCTGCTCTAAAGAAGCACTGGCTACTTCGTAACTCCAATATCCCACGTCGCTTCCTCGGCCTTGAGCCACAAGACCTTGTGGACAGAGCGGGATCATTTCCTGACGAGGTGACTACGTGGATTGATGACTGTGTTAGTGGTCAGATCATTAAGCAGATTGGCAACATCGGAGTCAATGGTGTTGGCCTTCTATTTGATGGCGGACCTGGAATTGGTAAGACGACCCACGCAGTTGTTGCCGCTATGGAGTTTGTTAGAAGACTTCCTGATAATGATGCAGAGGCCGCAAGGGTACTGGGCATGAGTGCATCTGACTTTGGTATTGGGGCTCGTCCCGTGTACTACATGACTTATCCAGAGTTCTTATCTAGAAAGAAATCAACATTTGATTCAGACCTCGATGATAAGAAGCAGGCCGTGTATGAGATAGATGGCTTTCATGGCAGATCTAAGTTTGATTGGTTAAATGTAAGAATTCTTGTAATTGATGATCTAGGAAAAGAATATGGTTCAAAGTACGATGACACATCCTTTGATGAGATACTTCGTCTTAGATACGACAAGGCTCTGCCAACAATCGTCACCACCAATGTACGGTTAGAAAATTGGGAAGCAGAGTACAAGGAAGCGATGGCTAGTTTTGCTCAAGAAGCCTTCATAAGAGTTCCTATAGTCGGAGCAGACTTGCGAGCCGCACAATGAAAGGTATGAGCATGGAGAGTCCCTGGAGAACAGTTCAACTCTTTATCTCATCTCAGGCTGCTGGCGTGTTTGAAGTTGAAGTTGATACAGGAACAAAAAAGGTTCGTTGTAACTGTCCTGTCTGGAAGAAGACGCTCAAGTGTAAGCACGTTAACTTTGTAAACAAGAAGATGCAACTAAACAAAGGTCACTACTCAATACTTGTTCCAAGTGAAGTTCCAGAAGAGTTAGCCCAACAAGCAAACATAGATCCTAAGACGTTTCGTGACTTTGTAGTTAGGTATGCTAAAGTCGAGGTACTATGAAAAACGGAGACATATCAAACGTCTCCTCCCCACAGGTAGTGTGTGTAACAGATGTAGTAATAAACTTAATAGAAGAAGTAACAGGAAAACTTTTTCTTACAAGAGTTAATTACAAATTAGGAGACATACAGTTAGAGGGGGCTCATAAACTTTGGAAGTTGTCTAACGACTATGGTCTGTCACTTGAGTTAGTAGGATACGCAGACGCAGGTTGGACCGAAGAGTTACTAGACAAAGCCTTTGAAAAATTAGAACGGGAGATAGTAAACCCATTTAACTACTGGCAGTTATACGCTGACCCAGATGAGTTAATTAGGAAGATTCCATACCGTGCTAATCTTCGTGGCGTGGTTGATATACCTGGTAGGGTAGCAAGATATGGATCAGCAGGAGTAGAACTAAAGAACTTGTAAGAGGGGGCAAAAATGGCGGCAGATAACGAACACCGTTTAGTTAGCAAGATAATACGTGATAGAGACATTGTCCCTGCTCTTCAACGGGGTGTAAATGAGTCTTGGTTTTTAGATGATGAAAACCGTAAAGCATGGGCTTTTGTTAGAAAACATTACGGCGAATACAGTGAGGTTCCAACTGCTGTAACCGTTAAAGATCACTATCCAAACTATAAAGTATTAGATGTACAAGATAGTGTTGATTATCTATTAGACACGATGGTCGACTTTCGTCGAAGACTTCTTACTCGTCAAGGACTAGAAACTGCTGTAGAACAACTACAAGAAAACAATCATAATGCTGCGTTGATTGCTATGGAAGCAACCATCACCAAAGTAAATGAACAAGGTGTTCTTGGAACTCACGAAATAGACTTAACAAAAAATACTGAACAACGTTATAAAGATTATCAAGCATTACAGAACGAAGAGTTTTTAGGTATACCAACTGGCTTCTCAAAGATCGATGAAGCCACCGCAGGATTACAGGGCGGTCAATTGATAACTATCATTGCTCCACCAAAAACTGGTAAGTCTCAAATTGCTTTAAAGATGGCAGTCAATGTACACACTCAAGGATTTATTCCTATGTTTCAATCTTTTGAGATGAACAACCACGAGCAACAACAAAGACACGATGCAATGAGAGCAAACATATCTCATAGCAGATTACGACGTGGAAAGTTATTACCAGCCGAAGAAGACAGGTATATAGAAGTATTAAATAAGATGGAGACAGAACCTTCTTTTCATTTAATTGATGCTGTAAGCGGTATTACTGTCTCTGCTTTAGCAGCCAAGATAGAACAAACAAAACCAGACATAGTATTTGTAGATGGTGTCTACCTTATGTTAGATGAGGTTAGTGGTGAGATGAATACTCCTCAAGCCATTACAAACGTAACTAGGTCTTTAAAAAGACTTGCCCAAAGAATTAATAAACCAATAATTATTACTACACAAACTTTATTATGGAAGATGCGTGCAGGAAAAGTTACTGCAGACTCCATTGGATACTCATCATCCTTTTTCCAAGACTCTGATGTAATCCTAGGCCTTGAACCAATTGAGGAAGATGAAGACATAAGGTTGTTAAAAATTGTGGCAAGCCGTAACTGTGGCCCCAGTGAAACTGCTTTAACTTGGCGATGGGAAACAGGTTGTTTCCACGATGAAGAACAGATGTTGAAATGTAAATTCTGTTCTGATTGGGGCCGTGTGTGATTGATGTAGAGAAGGTTTTACTCTCTTTAGAGTTACCCCTGTATGCCCAAAGGGGCGCTGAAGTAAATGGTCTTTGTCCAATGCATAAACAAAGAACAGGTAAAGAAGATCGAAGACCCTCTTGGTGGATAAACAGCGAGACTGGTGCTCATATTTGTTTTTCTTGTGGGTATAAAGGAAACATCTATACTTTAATTGCTGACGTAAAAGGAATTGATTATCACGATGCTCGTGATTATGTAGATGATACTGCTGAAAAACCTATAGATTCTTTAATGAAAAGAATAAAAGAATTACCGCAGTATGTACAAGCAGAACCAGAACAAATACCTATGTCAGAGGCTCGTTTAGTTGTGTACACCGACGCACCAGACATAGAGTTAAAGAAAAGATTTTTAAAGAGAGATGCAGTAGATTTACACGGAGTTATGTGGGATGTAAAAAACGAAGCATGGATTTTACCTATTAGAGATCCTGATGACGGCTCACTCTGGGGATGGCAAGAGAAGGGTGCTCGTGGACGTTTCTTTAAGAACCAACCAGCAGGAGTAAAGAAATCTAAAACTGTATTTGGTGTAGAGATATTAACTTCAACACATGACCTACTTGTTGTTGAATCTCCGTTAGATGCTGTTCGTCTTACTGGGTTAGGTCACACTGCAATCTCAACTTTTGGTGCAATCATTAGTGAAGATCAAGCAAAGATTATGAGACGAGCATCAAAGATTATTGCAGCATTTGATAATGATAAGGCTGGTCAAACCGCCAATGAACAAATGCATGGTTTTTCTAGAAAGTATGGATTAGAACTTTCTTACTTTAATTACACAGGTATTGAAGTAAAAGATGTAGGAGATATGACTGAGGAAGAAATTGAACGAGGTATAAAACTTTCAAAAACATCTATCTTAGGTAAAGCAGCATACCTATGATGGATCTTAGAGATAAAGATCATCCAATTGAAGTGTGTGTTTGTGGTTCCACATTGTGGAATGTAAAAGCAATGTTTGAAGATGGAGAAATTTCTTTGTATATGTTAGACATGGAGTGTGTGTTATGTGGTGCCTTAGCCACTGCACCAACACCAATAGATAATGTTTAAAGGAAATTTAAAACCTTATCAACCAGAGGCAGTAGACAAAATGGTTAACCGTAAAAAGATGCTTGTGGCTTATGAAATGGGGCTTGGCAAAACTTGTATGACAATTGCTGCTTTAGAAAAACTAAAGGAAAAAGGAGAACTAACTAAACCAATTTTAATAATTGCTTTGTCTAGTTTAAAGTATCAGTGGGAAAAAGAAATAACTAAGTTTTCTGATGCAAGGACAGTTGTTATAGATGGATCTAAAAGTACTCGTTGGGTTAGATGGGGTAGAGAATTAGATGGTCCAAGATCTCCTGATTATATTATTTGTAATTATGAAACAGTTGTAAATGATTGGGATTTAATAAAAGACGAAGACTGGGGGGCAGTAGTCTGCGATGAAGCAACAGCCATCAAAGGCTTTAGGTCAAAGCGTTCAAAGGCTGTAAAAAAATTATCAACAAATGTTCCCATTAGATTTGCTCTTACTGGAACTCCAATTGAAAATGGAAGACCCGAAGAGGTTTATAGCATTATGCAATTTGTTGACCCAACACTCTTAGGTAGATTTGATTTGTTTGATCAAACTTTTATTGTTCGTAACCATTTTGGTGGAGTTCAAAGATATCGTAACCTTCCTATCTTTCATGAAAAAATGAAGAGCGCATCTGTTCGTAAACTTCAAACTGATCCAGATGTTGCACCCTACTTACCAGACACTATTTATCGTGATCCAATACAAATAACTTTTGATAATAAAACTTCTAGTTTATATAACTTTATTGCTGATGAACTAAGTCAAGAACTGTATGAAGCACAGCAACTGTTGGGTGCAAACTTTTCTTTATTAGCACATTATGGTCATGACAGTAAGTCAGGAAGTTCTGCAGATATGCTTCGGGGATCTATCATGTCTAAAATAACTGCTTTAAGAATGTTGTGTGATCACCCAGACTTATTAAATAATAGTGCTGTACTTTTTGAAAAACAATTAGGAACAGGCAGTGCGTATGTTTATAGTTTAAAAGAAAGAGGACTGTTGGATGGAATAACCAAGTCATCCAAACTACAAGAATTAAAATCTTATGTTCTTGATCATTTAGATACAGATCCTGAAGCAAAAGTTGTGGTCTTTACATCTTGGGTTGGAATGTTAGATTTAATACAAAAAGAAATAGGTGGAACTCTA